GCCTCGGCCAGCTTCTTTTTCAGCTCCTCCAACTCGTCCATGGGTACATCCTCCTCGCTGAATTCATATTGACTGCAATCATCGCCAGCGGCGAAGCTGACGTCTTTAAGCCCCTTCACGGCAGGGGGCTGCGCGCCGAGAAAACCAACATGCCGCAGGGTGCCGTCCGGGTAGAGCGACACCGAACGCTTCTTGAAGCGCCCGTCCCGCACCATCTCCTCGAACTCCGGGGCCACCTGCTTGAACTTGGCCAGCAGCAAACCGCCNGCCCGTTTCATCCCTTCCACCCAGCCATAGGCCGGACCGTTGTCCTTCGGGTGCCCCACCACCGCCGGGGCCTCATGTTNGGCCGGGTCGTAGCCCGCCACCATCCGGTCCAGGTCGGCGACTGTGAATTCCCGCGTCCGCCCCAGGCTGTCCGTATGCTTCCCAGCCCGAAAAATCTCCACCCAATCCTGCAGCCCTTTTTTCATTTCAAACCTCCGTTCCGGTTGCCGTCTGTAAACTGTTTATAAACGCACTGGCTCAATTTTCCGGCCTGCTCCCGACTCTTGGGACGGGCACCCTTTAAAAACGCTTACAGGGCGTTTGCGGCGTTTATTTCCGTTTTCGTGCCGCCAGCCGTTTTTCCAGCTTGGCCGCCAGATCCGCCAGCTCCTTCTCTTGGGCCAGGTCCGCCACCACCGCAGCGGCGACCGGCTCCGGCCATACCGTGTCGATTCGTTGCCCCAGGGCCTCTTCCACTCCTCCCCAGTAGCTCTCGCCCGGATTATAGGCAAAGCCGGGATCCGGCAGGAGCTGCACCGCCGGCATCTTGTTGCCGGTGGTCGGGTCGATGGGCTCGATCAGCGCCGGGGTATCGCTTTCCACCTTCAGCCCGCGTTTTTCTACCTGCCGGGCCGAAAGAGAGGTCACGGAACAACGGCACCGGAAGCCATTGGGCGGCATCCAGGTGGACCAGAATTCGTGATCAGCCGGAAAGACCTTGCCGTTCAGTGCCCGGTGGGTTGGACGGGTGCGGCGATCGTTGACCGCGTCGTACATCCAGTACGGTCGGGTGGCGGTCGCTTCCTTCATCTGCTTGTAGCGGCCCACGTTGTAGGCGGTCTGGATATTGGTGCGAAAGATGTTGTCCACCCGCCAGGCCCGCTTGCCGGTCCAGCCTCGACGCTCGAAGATGGGACCGCACTCCTCCTTGAATTTCTCAAACGAGATGCCCTGCTCCAAGGCGCGCTGCAGGCTGGCATAGACCGTGGCCAGGTTGTCGCCCTTTGCGATACCGGAGACGGCGAAGGCCCTGAGCTTGGCCTCGGCGGTCAGCCGGTTGAACTGGCTGGGCGCCATGGGCACCTTGTCGGCCCAGAACTTGATGGCCTCCTGCATGGGCAGGGGCTCAAGCTTAAGCGGCATCGTCATCGCCCTCTTGCCCGACGGTCCAGCGGCCGAAGAGATCCCCGGCCAGCAGCACCTGTTCCATGCTCTCCTGCAGGCCTGCGGCGGTCAGCTCCGGGTAAGCGGCAAGCAGCTTTTCCATGACCTCGTCGTAGGAGGCGGACTCCCGCACCAGCCGGACGAACAGCTCCTCGTTGGCTCCAAAAGCCGCCGCTCCCGTGGTCATTCCCTCCTCGGCCAAATGCTCCAGGGCCTGCTGCGCCGGGGTGAACTCGTCGCCCTCGGCAAACTCCTTGCCTCCGGCTGCCGGACCCGGGACGGGCTCGGGCGGATCGACCAGCTCGAAGTCATCTTCCTGCAGGCCGTAGCGCCGCACGTAATATGTCTTGGTGAAGCGCAGACGGCTGTCGCCTTCGCCCAGTGTCTTGTCCCGTTCGGCAAATTCCTTTTTCGGGTTCTCTTCCTCCCACCAATCGAAGCACGGGGTCGGAACGCCGGGGGCGTTGATCTGGCCGTAGAGCCAGGCGATCTCCTCCATGGCGGTTTTGACCAGCTTTTCGTCGGCCTCGCGGTAGGTCTCCAGCACCTCTTCGTGNGTTTTNGACTGNCTGTAAGCTCCGCCCGTGGTGCTGGTCTCGGCGGTCAAGGTCTGCCCCATGATCGCCTTGCTGATCTCGCCATCCATGACCGCCACCAGCCGGTCATAAGTGTCGGCGCCGCCGCTGCCGCTCTTGCCGCCGTTTCCGCCCAGCAGCTCCACCGTCGAGCCTTCCGGAGCAACGGCCACTGCGTCCTGGACCATCTTGGCCAGGTTGTTGAGCAGCTCCCGCTGTTCGGCCGGGGCGGCCCCCTTGGCGTAACGGCCGAAGAGGAAGGGCATCCCGTATTTTTCCGCGAAGGTCACCCAAAACTTGATGCCGCCGCGCTTGAAGGTCACCGGCCAAAAGCAGCGGCTCAGAAGCCGTAGGCCATAGGGGTTGTCGTAGGTCGGGAAGTGCTGGGCAAAAACGAACTTACCGAATGGCAGCTCCTCGCCCTCCGGGTTCCCGGCCCCGATAAACCGGGGGCGATTGGAGGGATCGAAGCCAAACCAGCGCCGGGGCTTGGCAATGAGATCCGTGATCCGCAGCCGGGAGCCCTCGGGACGCCAGAGGATCTCCACCGGGGTGTAGCCGTAGTAGGGGGCGTCCAGGATCTCGCTGACCAGGCGGTAGAGGTCCACCCGCTCCAGATCCTCGGCTAGTTGCTCCCGCAGTTGCTCGGCAGCGGGGCTTGGTTTTTCGTCATGGACCGATCCTGCCTGCCAGCGGAACTCCCGGCGCAGGGTGCCCAGCTTGCGGGTCTGAACCACGCTGATCACATGGGCATCGGCCAGCAAGCCCTCCAGAACCTCCGGGCCGTCGCCCCGCTGCCGCAACACCTGGTCCGGATCCGGCAGCAGGCCGAGCAGGGAAGAGAAATCCCAGGCCGTGGTCCGGCTGGCCATCTCCTGCTGCAGAGCGGCGCGGTCCACGGTCTCGGCGAACTCGATAAATTTGTCCGGGCTGACCCAGATGCCTCTACTCATGCGCCGTACCCCCGAAACATGCCCACAGCCTGGCGCGGCATACCGGAAATGATGGCGCCCGAGCGTCCGGCCCCGCCCTGCAAGCCGCTGATCGCCATCTCGGCGGCGTCCGGCCCGTCATCGTGAACCGAGGGGGTCAGCAAGTAGATGAACTGCTCCCGCAGCCGGTCCTGGTCGGAGTGGCCGCGCTCGAAACGGATCTTGCCGTACTCCCAAAGGTAGCTGCAGGTGCCGACGATCCGGCCCTCCTTGTTGGTGTTGTGCTGCACCGGAACCCAGGGCAAATAACTGCCCACCTGCTTGGCATAGTTTTGGATCGCCTCGTGGAGAAAATCCTTGAGCATGTTCTCCTCGATAAAGGCGCTGGCGCTGCCGTATTGGTCCCGCTGGGCGTAGGAAGCGGCGAACATCTCGCCGACGCTCCGCTTCTTGATCCAGGCGTGCAGGCAGTAGAAAACCATTTCTTCCGGGTCGAGGCCCCAGGTGACCACGGCCCGGAAATCGTTGTTCTCCCCGGCCTTGGCCGAGGGATCGACGGCGGTGGCCACCAGCAGCTGCCGCCCGGACAGATGAGCCCGCTCGTAGTATTTCGCCTGCTCTTCGGGGAAGGGGCTGTCCTCCACCGCCACCTTGTTGCGCATCTCGCGGTTAAAATCAAAGCTGCCCATATCCCGCTTTTTGGCCCGCAGCCGCTCCATGGGCCAGTTGGCCGGCCAGAGGGGGCGCTCGTCCGGAGTGCCCTCGTCCAGGATGGCGTCGTAGATCCTGGAGAAGTAGAGCGGTGCGGCGGAATCCTCGTCGGTGATCGCGATCAGTTGCGAGATCGCCGAACGGGGGTGGAAGAGGTTACCGACCAGCAAGGCCTTATACCCTTTACCCATGGAGCCGAGCACCGTGCCCCGGATCCAGGAGATCAGCCGCTTGACCAGGCGCGGGTTTTCGACGTTCTCGTCGTTTTCCATGTCGTCGAAGCGGACATAGTCCGGGCGGTGGGGCCCGTTCTTGAGGCCACGCACCTTGTCCTTGCGGCCCCTGGCCAGCACCCAGATCCCGTTGGCGGTCTTAAAATCGTCATCGCTCCAGTTCTTGGTCCGCAGGTCGCCGAAGTCGTGGCGCAAGCGGACGTTTTCCTCCAGCTCCACCTTGATCGCCACCGTGAAGCCCTGGGCCTGCTCGTGGGTGTCGGAGATGATCAAACCGAATTTGATCAAGCCGTGGGCGATCACATGCAGCGGGTCGCCGAAGGTGAAGAAGGTTGATTTGGCATGCTCCCGGGGTGCGCCGACCAGGGCGAACTGATCCTCCAGTCCGGCCACCTCGGCCCACTCCTCGTGAAAATCCCCGAAGGCGGTGGTGAAGTAGTGGGGCAGGTAGGTGGCCATGAAAAAGAGCTTGTCGTTTTTCGACCGCTCGATCCGCGCCCGCTTCCTGGCCGGGGTATCGCTCTCGAACGGCGACACCGACTCCTTGACCCAGTTCCGCAGCTCCGCGACCTGCTTGTCGTATTGTCCTTCGCTGAGGACAGGCTTTTTACGCATTCGCGTTGCCATTGAGACACTCCGTCTTGAAGGCCATGGTCAGGGCGTCGAAGTTGACGGCCAGCACTTTCAGTCCTTCCGGGTCGTTTTCGCGCAGCCAGCTTGCCAGCCATTGCAGGTTTTCCAGAAACAGCCGTGGCCGATCGACGGCGCCGCCGGAGGCCTCGACCGTCTCCCAGCGCTGGACCAGGGTGCCGAGCTTGGTGATGGCGTCCAGAGAGACCGCCGAGATCGTCCCGGCCGGAGCATCCTCAATGGCGCGCAGCTCCCGGTCGAACAGGGCGAGCAGCCGCTGGGCATTGCCGCGCTTCTGCTCGCGGGCCTTGTCCCATTCGTCTTTGTCCTCGTCGGGCTTCCTGGTGTCGCCCTTCCAGCCGGAGAGGGTCTGGCGGCTCACCTTCAGGGCCTCCTCGATGGCGGTGAGGCTCAGGCCGTCCGCCGTATACATGCGAAAGGCCATATCGTAGAGCCTGGCTTTGTCGCCCTTGGCCGCCATCAGCCCAGCTCCCGCTCCAGCCTGGAGATCTCACTGATCGTCGCCTGCAGTTCGCCCCAGGCGGAAACCAGCTCGTCCATCTGCTCGGCGAGCTGCGGCACGCACAGATCGCGGACCGGAGTCAGCGCGGTGTTCAGCCCCGTCCGGATCGCGGTGCAGTTTCCCTCGATGCGCAGGGTCAGTTTCTTCCCCCGCAGTTGGGCTTCGACCAATCTTCCCCGCATGGCGGCGCGTTCCAGGCTCATCCGTGGTGTACCTCTCTCTCGACTTTGGGATCTTTCCGCATCAACGGGCAGTACAGGTTCGCCGCCACGCTGCTCTCGACTCTGGTCATCGCCTGGGTGGCCAGCATCACCACGTCCCGGAAGCCGTCGGCCATCCCTTGGCTGGATTTGACCAGGGTCACGTTGTCCTCGTACATCCGGACCACCGCCGCATGCCGCTTGCCCTGAAAAGAGGTGACGATCATCATCCCGACCCAGGGGCCGATCTGCATCAAGGCGATAACCGAAAACAGCGGCCAGGTGCCGATCTCCTTAATGATCGCCACAATGGCGGTGAGCGCCGCCACATCCTGCGGCGTCATATGCCGCCCTCCAGCCGGGCAAAAAGAGCCTGGCACTCGGTGCAGCGGATACATCCTTGCTGGGCCTCCCGGCGGGCGGGCGGGATCTCTTTTTCGCAGTCCACACAGATCTCCAAAGATGGTCTGGCCATCTGGTTGCTCATTTCCGCCCGGTGAGCGGCCAGGGCGGCGGCATTATGCTTGGTCTGGTAATCCTGGGCCACGTCGCCCTCGTCCATAGGTTCGCGCATCACTTACATTCCTTCAGCTTCTCGGCCTGCCACCGCTCCAGCCGGTAGCGATCCTGGAGCCAGGCCGGGGTGACTTCATAGTTTCCGTTCGGCAGCGGCCGGATCATCCGGTCCGCCGGAATCACCGTCACCTGTTGCCGGGACGCGCAGCTGCTCAAAGGCAGCGCTGAGAGCATCAGCATCCCGGCCAGCAAGAGCCTGGTCAAATTGCGCGGTATCGTTGTCATGGGCGGTGGTTTCCTTTTTTGCCCTGGCAGCCAGGTACTGCCGGAGCAACAGCCCGGCGATGGCGATCAGGGCGGCGAATACATCCCACATCTCAGCTCCAGACGATCTCTTCCTTGGTGATAAACCGCAGGGCCACGTTGATTGCGGCCAGGATGGAGACCTGGGTCTCGGCAGGGAGTTCGTAATCGAACTGCGCCTGGACGACCAGGGCCGCGATGGCCAGGATGTTCACGTAAAAGGTTTTGGACTGCCAGAATTTCTTCTTGCCGCTTGTTGCTGTTGCCATGGGTCATCCCTCCCGCATCATGGTTGCCAGGGTTCGGGCACGCTGCCCAACCTGTTTGGCCCAGGCCGATGAGAGCATCTCTTCGGCGGCCAGACTGAAATCGCGGGCCACTACGGCGGCCAGCATCTTCTTGAACTGCAAAAACCTGGGCAGCCCCAGGTTGAAACACATGTCGATCAAGGCCATGCGCCGGCGGCGGGACAGGCCAAGGAAACCGGGAAAGACCTTTTCCAACCCGAAACGGGTCCGGGTCAGATCATTGCGCAGCATCATCATGGCCTCGGCCTTGGTGATGCCGCTATCGTCCAGGTTGCGGCCCACACCGAGGGTGAGCTTTCCGGCGGTACAGCGGTAAGGCTTCAGCCGTAGATCCTCGTGCTTGATGAGCTGCTGCTCCAGCTCGCGGTCGAAATCGGTGTCGGCGGTCATGCGCTGCCTCCGTGGAAACAGCCACCGGACCGGACATGTCCAGCCCGGTGGCTTCGGGAGAAAAGGGAGAAGAGTGGTGCGTTACGGGGATAGAATTACACGGTGGGGCGGGGGAAGATTAGCTGCAGAGTTGCAGTGGTTTGGTTGCAGCGGCTGGAGAGGAAAAAGACCGGGGAGGTGGGGCGAAAGAGCAGGTTGTGGGCCTCAAATGAAGTCGAAAAACAAGAAATGTTGCTTAGAATAATCCCATCTGCCGCTCGTCCGGAGCGTTGACGATGTTCCATAGCTGACGGATACAGGGCAGGCCGGGGCGGCGGGATATATCGGTAACCACCTTGGTGGCCGACTCCCCCTGGGTCGTCCGCCGGTCGAATTCCTCGCGGATTTGCTTGTTGCGGAGGCGGTTTTCGTAGCGGTCGATCTTGATGATATACAGCGGGGTGCCCCCAAAGGCGCGGGCCAGGAGCATGGTGGGCTCGACGCCGATCACCTCGGCGATCAGCCGCAGATCTCCGGGCAGTTCTTCGATGGCCGGATATGGGTAGTCGCTGCTCTGATCGCTCATCTCATCCCTTCTTGAGCACGTTCGGCAGGCGTATCCCGCGTTGCTGCATCTGCCGTTCCATGGGCAGCAGGCCATCGGCCGATTCTCCGCCCTCTTCTTCGCGCAGGGCGACCGGCCGAATCCCGCTTTGCTCCGCCTCTCTGACCCTCCGCTCGGCCCCGGCGTCGGCAACGTCGGCCAGGCCGTAGGCAA